TTATTACAGATCGCAATAGTTTACTGGAAAAATTAAAGAATATGAAATAAATATAGTATCGGGATTAAACTATGAAATCATTTAAAGAATATCTAACAGAAAGCAAGAAAGTTTACGAATTTAAGGTTAAACTTGCAGGCGATTATCAAAAAGCCGGCGAGATGATTAAATCAGCTCTTGCTCAATATAAAGTTGAAAGTTGCTCAGCTGGCAAGCGTTTGCCTATTGCAGAAACACACGCAGACTTTCCGCACGTTACAAACACAAATGTTACATTGTTTGACGTTTGCACAAGTTATCCAGTAACCAGTCAACAAGTTAGAGCTTTGATTGCTGAAAAATGTCGTTGCCCAATTGACAGTGTTAAAGTAAGAAATTTAGCAGAAGAAGCAGAAGATCTTCTTAATCATGCACACGATGAAAAGTCAGGCGAAGCATTACTAAGCAAAGACTACGAAACAGAATCAGCAGGTCAAAAACTTGTTGGTGAAAAACAAAAATTTAACCTATTAAAAGAGTTAATGAAAGATAAAAAAACTCTTGAACAATACAAAGGCGTTAATGATGCAATCCTAGCATCAAGCATGCCAACTGAATCTGCATCAGAAGATTCACCTAAAATCAATACAAAGAGTCCAGTTGGAAGCGTGAAAGTTAAGAAACCAACGGCTAAAACTGTCGGAGTAAAATAATGAACTTTCAAGACTTACTAACAAAAATTCGAAAAATTGACGAGGCAGATATGCCGGCGCCAGCTGCACCTGCTGTTGATCCTGAAACTATGGATCCAGAATACGATGAGTGCATGGACACTAATCCAACATCAGTATTACCACGTGATGGTGACGATATGCTAACAGGCGAATGCGGAGAAATGGCTCCACAAATGTCAGCACCTAAGCAAAGTGATTCAGTTACAATGAATGTTAGCATGAATGGTAGCGGTGCTGGTGGTATCAAAGATTTATTAGACATTCTACGCAACATTGAAAATTCAAGCGATAAAGACACTGATGATGTACTAGTTGGCATTGGTGCAGAAGAAGATTTTGATAATGCGCCTAAGCCAACAAACGTCCCTACACCAGACAGCGGCGATGACTTACATCGTGAAAAAGAAGAATATCCAAAAGCCAATGGCGGTGGCAATCCAATGCGTATGCACGAGACATTAGTTGCTAAATTATCTCAAAAATATAGCGAAATTAAAGGATCTTAATAATTCGTCAGCAGTATCAAAAAGGGCTCTTAGGAGCCCTTTTTTTGTGTAAATAAAGTTATGGCAAAATCACTAGACGGCGTCTTAACTAAAAAGGCGCATACTAAAGAAAAGTTTACAGAACAACAAGTACAAGACTTGTTAATGTGTGCTGACCCTGTAGAAGGTTACATGTATTTTGTTAAAAACTTTTTTCATATACAGCATCCAACAAAAGGTAAAGTTAAATTTGAACCTTTTGATTATCAAGTAAGACTGTTACACAGCTATCACGACTTTCGTTTTAACATTAACATGATGCCACGTCAAAGTGGTAAAACTACTTGTGCCGCAGGTTACTTGTTATGGTATGCAATGTTTCATCCAGATCAAACTATTCTAGTTGCCGCACACAAATACACGGGCGCACAAGAAATTATGCAACGTATCCGTTATGGATACGAATTATGTCCTGACTATATTAGAGCAGGTGTTACGAACTATAACAAAGGTTCAATGGAGTTTGAAAATGGATCTCGTATTGTATCAGCAACTACAACTGGCAACACTGGTCGCGGTATGTCAATATCCTTATTATACTGTGATGAGTTTGCATTTGTACAACCAAACATTGCAAGCGAGTTTTGGACGTCTATTTCGCCAACACTAGCAACTGGTGGTAAGGCAATTATTACATCAACACCTAACAGTGATGAAGATACATTTGCAACTATCTGGAAAGAAAGTAAAGACACATTTGATGAATTTGGCAACGAACGAGATGACGGATTAGGCCGCAATGGTTTTCACGGATTCCGTGCAGAATGGCACGAACATCCAGATAGAGACGAGCAGTGGCGCAAAAACGAAATGGGACGTATTGGTGAAGAACGTTTCCGTCGAGAATATGGTTGCGAATTCTTAGTATTTGATGAAACACTAATTAACAGTATTAAACTGTCAGAAATGCTAGGAAAAGATCCATCATTTAAAATGGGTCAAGTACGATGGTTTAAGAAACCAACACCTGGAAACCTATATCTAGCAGCATTGGACCCTAGTTTAGGTACAGGCGGTGACTACGCAGGTATACAAGTGTTTGAATTGCCTAGTATGGTGCAAGTTGCAGAGTGGCAACATAATTTAACTATTATACAAGATCAAGTTAAAATATTTAGAGATGTGTTAAAATACATACAAAACGAAATAGGGCAAGAATATACCAACAGCATTTATTGGAGTGTGGAAAATAATACTGTTGGAGAAGCAGCACTAGTCGTTATTACTGATTTAGGAGAGGAAACATTCCCAGGATTGTTTGTCAGCGAACCCATTAGAAAAGGGCATGTACGCAAATTCCGTAAAGGTTTTAACACTACATTTGGCAATAAAATAGCGGCTTGTGCCCGATTAAAGTACTTGATTGAAGAAGACAAAATGAAAATCAATAGTAAAATATTGATCAGCGAGCTTAAGACATTTATTGCTAGCGGAGTAAGTTTTAAAGCAAAAGAAGGACAGCACGACGATTTAGTTGCAGCTCTGTTACTAGTCATACGTATGAGCGTAATATTAGCAGAGTGGGATCCTAAAGTTTTTGAGCTTATGAGTGTAAATGATGAATTAAATGACGATTGGGAACCTCCTCTGCCTATATTCGTTTCCTCAAACCTTTGATAAATATAACATGGACGCAAATTTAGATAAAATCGCAAAAGATCTGTATGGTAAAATACAGACACGTTTTCGCAACATTAAAATAGGTGATGAAAACGCAGAAGTATTGAGCAAAAAGGAAGATATTCCTAGAGCTCGATTTTTTGAGTTTGAGTATGAAGAAGGCGGTACACCGCTAGGCACTATTGCAATTACACTTGACGCCCAAGATGGTATCGTAATTCAAGTAAGTGGAGATTTAACTGATGATGACAACAGTACTCATCATGGTGCTTATAAATTCATACGTGGTTTTAGACAATTTGCAAAAGATAGATTACTCAACTTTGACGTACAAAACATTGGAAAAAGTAACTTGGATAAACGAGATTACGAGTACCAGGCTAAACGTAAGGAAATGCCAATTATGCCCGCAATTATGGAAAATAAACTTTATGGTAGCAACAGAATTAGCTATCAGGACCTAGGAGAAGCTCGCCTAGTTATTAAACATAGTCAACCAATCAATATGGATCTACCAGCAGGACGTACAATGCACATCGAAAGCATTTACATTGAAAATGACGCCGGCGAGAGATTTAAATATCCATACAAGCACTTGAATGGTGCTCGCGCATTGGCAGAACACATTAAACACGGCGGCAATCCTTACGACAATATTGGACAACACATTTGCGGACTAAGTGAAGAATTAGCACACCTACGTAAGTTTAAAGGTTATGTTAGTCGTCAAGAGCAATTAAGTGAAGCAATGGCTAATGTTACAGGTCGTGTAATGGAGCGCATTGAAGAAATTAAAGAAACTATTAATAAACTACAACGCACTGCTTACTATGAAACATTTGTTGAAAACTTCGAAGAACAAGAAGAACAAATGATTCCTGAAGAAGTGCAAAACGATTTGATTGATCGTTTGACCGTACGCACATTTAATGAAGAATTAAAATCAGTATTTCCTTATATCTACAAATTTGTAGACGAAAGCGAATTACCAGTAGTTGAGTTAGGTGCAGACGATTTAATCAGCGAAGAGCCAGCAGTTGAAAAACAAGTAACAATTAAGACAGCAAAGACAATGGATCCAGAAATGGCGTTTGAAGCTTTCTTAGATGATATTGTTAGTGAAGATAAAAACGAAGTTATTAGTTCTAACAACGATGCACAATCTGCTGCTATTGAAAAACTAAACGCTATCTTAGCACAAAATATGCAAGTTGGTCCCAATGGCGATAATGCTATTATGACACTTAAAGGGTTAATTGATGAACCAAATTTTATCGATGCAGTAAAATCAGTTCCAGCAGAAACAGATTTAAATGATATCATCAAAGGTTGGATTGAAACAGAACACGAAGACCTTTTAAGTCGTTTACAATTCCCAGAAGATAGCGAAACACCTGCACCAGCTGAGCCAACACCTGCACCAGCTGCTCCAGAAACACCAGCTGCTCCAGAAGCTGCTGCTCCTGCTGAACCAGCACCAACTGCACCAGCACAACCTGCTCCTGTAGCAGAAAACAAGAAATCAGAAGATGATTCTCCACCATGGGATGTTGATCCAAAAGAGAAAAAATCTAAACCAGTTACACCGGGCAAGCACGGACAAGGTTATAGTCAAGCACGTCATCTAGCACGTCAAGGTATGGCTAATGCTATGAAAAATGCTGTTAAAGCAGGCGCTACTTTAGAAACACAACTAAACTTAGACGGACAAGTAAAGACTATTGCTGAAATAATCGATGAATGCGGAATGAGCCCACAAGACGTTGGATTAGAAGCTCCTCACCAAGAAGATGGTTTACAAGGCATGTTAAAATACATCAGCGGCTTCTATAATAAAGACGAGGGTAATTTTCCACTCGGTGGCATGCGTGTCAAAATCAAAGTTAAGAAAGCATTTGAAGACGGTGAATTTGGTGGCGCAAGTCAAGACGATTTAATTAAAGTAATTAAGTTTATCGACGCAAAAGATCCAAGCGGAAATGAACATAATCAAATTACTCGTCTAGCAGGAATACAAAAACCACAACATGCTCCAGAACAAAAAGGGTTTGATATTAGTGCTTTGGAAACACAACTTCAAAGTATTAGTGAAAGTCCAACAATAAACTATGCCGAAGATCAAAGTTTGGCAAGTATTATACACCTAGCAGGTTTGGTAAAATAATACCACATTTAGAGCAAGATTTCTCTTGCTCTGCTAAATAAAAGTGCGTATACTTAGGTATATGCACTTTTTGTTTTACAGGGTGTAAAACAAATATAGGCAAAAAACTAAAGGCTATTTAAGGAGAATACTATGGCAACTTTGGCTGAAATTAGAGCAAAACTAAAGGCATCTGAATCAAAAGGTTCAGGCGAAAGAACAGGCGGAGATAACTCAATTTATCCGTTCTGGAACTTAAAAGAAGGTGGCGAATCCGTTCTGCGATTCTTACCAGATGGTAACACCGACAACACTTTTTTCTGGGTAGAACGTGCAATGATCAAATTGCCATTCGCTGGAATTAAAGGTGAAACAGAAAGCAAACAAACAATCGTTCAAGTACCATGCGTAGAAATGTATGGCGACACTTGCCCAATTCTTTCAGAAGTACGTGGTTGGTTTAAAGACCCTGCACTAGAAGACATGGGTCGTAAATATTGGAAAAAACGTAGTTACATTTTCCAAGGATTTGTTGCTGAAGATGGTTTGAAAGAAGAAAACAAACCAGAAAATCCAATTCGTCGATTCATTATCGGCCCACAAATTTTCCAATTAATTCGTTCAGCACTTGTTGATCCAGAGTTGGAAGACTTGCCAACTGACTTTGTACATGGACTTGATTTCCGTATGAAGAAAGGTAGCAAAGGCGGTTACGCTGACTACTCAACTTCAAGTTGGGCACGTCGTGAGCGTCCACTAAGTGACGAAGAACAAGCAGCTATCAAAGCACACGGCTTGTATAATTTGTCAGACTTCTTACCTAAGAAGCCAACTGAAATTGAACTCAAAGTTATGAAAGAAATGTTTGAAGCATCGGTAGATGGTGAAGCATTTGACATGGAACGTTGGGGTCAATATTTCAAACCAGCTGGCATGAGCCAAAACACAGGTGATCCTAATAAGTCATCTACTCCTAAAGCATCTGCACCAGCAAGCGATGATTACGATGAC